ACTTTCAAATAAAGGAGCAACTACAAGAGAGATCATTGATAAAGGTAAAACTATATTAGAACATTTACCTTTCTTTTTAAAACCAGGTACACTTAAATGGGATGTATTTAATTCTAAGTTTGATAATGGTTGTAGAATAATTGGTCAGACTACTACAAAGAAAGCAGCAATCGGTTTTACTATTCATTTATTATTTATGGATGAGTTTGCCCATATACCTGCAAATTTTGTTGATACTTTTTATGAAAACGTGTATCCTACAGTATCTGCATCTACAAACTCTAAGGTAATCATAACAAGTACACCTAATGGCTTTAATAAATTCTATGACATATATACTGCTGCTGATAAAGGATTAAGTGAATATACACCATTCCGAGTTGATTGGTGGGATGTACCTGGAAGAGATGACGCATGGATGAAGCAAGAAGTTGCTAACTTAGGTAGTGATGAAGCATTCAATAGACAATATGGAAATCAGTTTATAGCAGGATCATCATTACTATTAGGTGCTGATAGCCTTAAAAAATTAACAACAAATCAAATAGATTTTGTACATAGAGAAGTAATTGAGTTTGATGACGAGCAAGTAGAGTACTCTGGTTTACTATGGGATCCTAGTTTTAATTTAGATGATGCTGAAGAAGATGAAAATTACTGGTGTTTTTCTGTTGATATTGCTGAAGGTACTGGTGGTGACTATTCTATTATAAATATCTTTAAGATAGAACTTATGGATGAAGCAGATTGGAAAAAGGTTACTTCGCCCGGTAGCTTTATTGATTTTTATAGAATTAGACAGGTAGGTAGATTTAGAAGCAATGACCATACCATTGAAGAATTTGCAAAAGCTCTTTATATTTTAGCTTATGATGTTTTTCACTCTGAAAATGTAAAATTAATTATTGAGTGGAATTTATTTGGAGGTGAATTAATAAAAAGAATGGAAACTGTATTTCCACAAAGAAATGATTTTGACGAAGAATCTGTTGTAAAGTTTAAACATCGAATAGATGCCAGAACAAAACAATTTGGTTTAAAAGTTAAAAAAGATAATAAACCTATATTTTGCCAAAACTTTAAAAAATACATTACACAAAATAGAATTATATTAAAAGATAAGCAAACTGTTTATGAAGCAGCAACATTTGGTAAGTTACCGAATGGTACATACGCCGGGCAATTAGGTCATGATGATTTAATAATGACATGCATAAATAGTTCTGAATTCTTTTTTACATTAGACTTTTCCGATTTTGCTGAAGAGATTCATGATATGGCTGAGCAGAATGTTCAAGATAAAATTGATACTATCTTAGAGCAAGATGCAAAAGGAGGCCAGCTGAATTTTGATATCTATGACTTAGTATAAAAAGTTACAGGTAGTTGGATATATAAAAAAAGCAAATAAAAAAAATAATATAAGATGGCACTAGATCCGAAAATCGCTTCGATTAAAGCAGCAGGTACTTACAGATTTGAATTTGATAAATCTCAAGTAGTTAGTATTCCTGCTAATCAGACAAGATTAATTGTCGGTTTCTCTAAAACAGGTCCTTTTAATACTCCGGTATTTGTACCTGACACCTCATTCTTTAAACAAGTATATGGTGATATTGACAGAAACTTAGAAAGAAAGGACTCATTTTTCCACAGAAGCTGTTTAGCTGCATTGGAAAGAGGACCAATTCTTGCACTTAATCTATTAAACTTAACAGCTGCCGATAAGGTAGAGTATATTAAATTTGGTACAGCAGCAACGCCTGAAGTTCAGGATAATGCTGGAGCCTTAGGAGAATATCAAAAAATGTACAACAGAGATAAATTCTTTTATCCTGATTCAGATTCATTCTTAGACAATGTAGGTGCAAATAAATTACAATTTAGTTCTTCAACTACTAATGATTTATTGGACTTTACTAATTTAGGACAAAATCCTGTTTCAGTTATTGTAAGAAAAGCATCAGCTGCAAACTCTACCGGTTTTAATGTAACCGCAGAACAATGGTATGGTGCTGCAAATGTACCAGGTTATTTAGATAAAGATAGTTTAGTATCTGACTTCTTAGTAGATGTATTTTTAATAGACGGAAACTTTGGTGGAGATTTTTCTTCGGCAACTCCTTATGAAAGGTTTGTAGCAGATCCAATATTCCAAACATATTTTGATAAGACACAAGGATTAAAAAGAAAATTCTTTGATGCTGATTCAACTGATACTAAAATTGCTGAATTCTTTAATGAATCAGAAGTTAATGTAATTGCAACTTATACTGCATCATTGCTTCCTAACTTTACAGATTTATTAGGTAATAACCTTTTCGTGGAAAAAGTTATTAATGCTGATACGGCAAGTACAGGTATATTCGTCGCAGTAAATGAAGATTTATTTGATGGTGATACATTAATTGATGGTGTTGCAGGTGGAATTGATTTAATAGGTCATAACCTTGAATATACTCAAGCTACTTCAATCCAAGATGATGTTAGATTCTTATCTTATGGTGGATCTATTGTATCTGACTTAAGTTATGCAGGTACTGGGGTAACTCCTAATACTACAACACAAACTACAGAGCTTATTTCATCAACAACAGTAACAAGCGGAGAAATCCAAATACAAGTTCAGGGTACTGCAGGTGATGCGTTATTTGATGCATTCTCTACCTTTACTCCAAATTCTGCCACAGCGGTAGGAACTTATATACTTGTAGCAGGTAAAGGATATGTTCCAGTAACATCTGTTCAGATTATAGGTAATACTGTTACCTTATTATTATCAGAAGCAGGCGGTGTGGTTGATACAGACTTTCCAACTGCGGCTGCAACTTATACCTATATAAATGAAGCAGACTTCGGTTTTGTAACTGATCAAGTACCACATAACGATTCTGCTAGTTCAAATATTATAGGTGGATATGGTTCAGCATTATATAGTCAATTTGCAAACGGTACTTTAACCGATGGTGATGAAGCTGTATTTGTAAATTCATTTGGAACTCAATATTCTTCATGGTTAGTATTTAATGCTATAAACTATGGATTCGTTCATACACAGAATCCAACAACATTAGGAACTACAATTGCTATAACAGATCCAGATTACTATTTACCATCTGTTGCTGTTACTCCTTATGAGGAAGATGCATTTAATAATGTAACACCACATAGTGAATTTAATTTAGGTCCAAATGGAACATTTTTAAATTCTGATGCCGTTGCATATGCTAATGGAATATTTGGAGTTCAAACATTAAAAGGTGCAAATAATGTTTCTATAGATATTATTTCAGATTCATTAACTGAAACTGGATTAAAACCTAACCAAGTATTAATAGCATCTGATAATCCTGATGCTGCTGATGTAGTTGTAGGAAATTATTTAGTACATTTTGAAGGTGATGTTAATACCCCACACTCAAGGTTAACAAGAATTAATGTTGTACAAGGTGGATTAACAAATGCTGAATATAGTACTATTCCTGGAAACAAAACTGCACTGTTAGTAACATGTCAAAGTGAAATATCAACAACAACTGCTGCAGGTATTGTTAAAGTAGAATTATACTACCCAATAGATGCATGGGTTGATTACTTAAATGTATTTACATTAGATGGTTTTAAATTAACTGCTAATCATGTACCTAATGGAACTAATGATAGACAAGTTGAAATCTTGAATGGTACTTTAAATGGAACTAATTTATTTAAAGCATTAACTGATAGAGATGTAATTAACTTTAGATATATTGTAGATACATTCGGAAACGGTATTGAAAGTGGATCTAAAAACATCTATACAGTATTAGCTTCTACTAGAAAGAATGCATTCGCAATACTGAATGCTCCATCTGCTAAAGACTTTAAGAGTAATTTAGATCCAACGTTTAAAGATCTAACTGGAAGTTTATCATCTAAGTTTATTTCTGAAGGTGGTGATCTTGCAAAGAATCCAACAATAAGATACTCATTACCTTCACCAACACAAGGTGCAAGTTTCGGAGCATTCTATTATCCGTTTATTACTGTTAGGGATTTAGGAAGAAATATAAATGTTGTACCAGCTGCATACGTTTCAAATAACTTTATTGCAAAATATGAAAACGCTTTACCGTGGTCATTAGTTGCAGGAGTTCGTAGAGGTGTTGTAGGTGGAACAGGAGTTGTAGGATTAGAGATTAATCTTGGAAAAGAGGACAGAGAATTCTTAGAACCATTTGGATTAAATCCAATTGTATTCCAAAGTGGAACTGGTCCAACAATCTTTGCAAATAAAACTGCACAGCAGGTTACAAAATCTGCTTTAAGTTCTATTAACTGTAGAGAGGTTGTAATTTACATCCAAGATGGTATTGAAGCAATTCTTAAAAACTATCTATTCGAATTTAATACAGCACAAACTAGATTAGAAATTAAAACACTTGCTGACAATTTCTTAGCAACGGTTCAAAATGATGATGGTGTTTATGATTATAAAAACGTAATGGATGAAACTAATAATACACCAGAAGTTATTGATCAAAATGTAGGTATCTTAGATACATATATTGAACCAGTAAGAGGAATGGAAATTCTCGTACAGAGAACTACAATTCTTAAGACAGGTGCTATTAGTGCAGGAAATTTTGAATAAGAGAAAACTAAAAGAGAATATATAAAAAAAATAAAATAATATGCCACTACCACATTATACCCAATCAAGGGCCAGTAGCCAAAGGTACGAACCTGTTCAGCCTAACCTATTCGAGGTGACTGTATTTTCACCATTAGGAGATGATACGGGTTTAATCTTGGAGCAAGTTAAAACTATCGGGGGTTTAAATAACTTAAATCCTGCTGTAGATGCAATAGGACAGAAATATAAATTTGCTGACCGTTCATTTGCAAGTATGCCAGGTCAAACATTTATGGATCTGACTGTTAACTTTAGTCTTAACTTAAATGAAGCTAACGAAAATTACATTTACAATACATTCCGTAATTGGTATAAATTAATCTATGATCCATTGACTAGTGAAATGGGATTAAAGAAAGACTATGTTGGAAGTATGATCATTGTACAATATAACAGAGCAGGTGATGTTTTCAGAAAGATCACATGTAAAGATGTATTCCCTACAGGTCAACCTGATTTTGTAGATGAATTAAGTTATGAAACTCCAGACGCAGTTGATTTAACAATGACTTATCGTTGTGATCACTGGGTTGAAGAAAATGTAGGAGCATAATAAACTCTTAAATATTTTTTATAAAAACTGGCTTTAGGGCCAGTTTTTTTGTCTTCACTCTAATATATATTATAAATTATATAATCTAAACATATGACAATCTTTAAAGTAACTAATGAAACAGATGGAAAGGTTTATGTAGGTTATTCGATTAATGATAATCCTAATAATTTAGGGGCAGGTAAATATATTAAAAGAGCAGTTAAAGATTTTGGAACAAGATCTTTTCAAAAAACTATTCTTGAAGAATTTGAATCTGAAGAATCATTAAGCCATATAATGGAAAGGCTAGAATTTTGGATAAAAAATTATAAAGCTGATAATCCTAAATATGGATATAACGAAAGCGTACAGGAATTAATTCCACAAAAAAAGAGACTTACAAAAAAATTACAAGTACTCTTAACACCAGAAGATGAAGATAATTTAAATGCAATTATCATTGAAAAATCAATGGAAAATAAATCAAAACCGTTGCCTGTATCCAGGTATGTAAGACAATTAATTGTTGAGCATATAGTAGAGGAAACAGCACCTGAAAAACAATTAATAAAAACTAAATAATTATGAGTAGTCACGAAGACAACATTAAGAAAGAATTTGAGGCGGCTGAAGGTATAGTAGATACTAAGGCTGAAGTAAAAACAACAAATGCCGATGGTAAAATTACCGACTTAGGCAAGGTAGATACTAGTAGAGGTTCTGGTGTAACATCAATAGATGATCCAGAAATACAAAGAATACAATCTTTGACTGGTTATGTTAAATTAGATTTATCAATTTTTCCATCAGGTGGACAATTTTATAGAGAAGATTTTGAAATTCATATCAGAGCCGCAAGAGTTGGTGAGATTAGAGAATTTTCTACATTAGATGAAGAAAACATTTTAGATGTGGATGAAAAGCTAAACTCACTTCTAGTGAACTGTACAAAAATTATGTATGGTAACCAAAGAGGATCGTATAGAGATGTATTAGAAGAAGATAGAATATATCTAATCCTATCTATTAGGGAACTAACCTTTAAGGATGGTGAAAATAAACTGATGATGCCAGTTGGAAAAAAGAATTGTAAAACAGGAACTTGTAAATCACAAGAATCCGTCGAACTTAGAACAGGTAATCTTCAATTTAATGATAAAGATGATTTATTAGAAAAGTATTATGATTATGAAAATAAATGTTTTACTATTCCAACTAAAAGTCATGGATCATTAACTATTGCACCACCAACAATTGGTGTAATGAGAGCTATTACAGATTGGATACGAAAAAGAGAAGAAGAAAATAAACCTTGGGATAAATCATCACTAGGTATTTTACCTTACATTCAAAGAGAATGGCGAGGATTTAATGATAAAGAAATATTTTCAGCCATTACAAATTTTCAAGGTTGGGATGCTAGTAAATTTTCAGTTATTTATAGATTAGTTGAAAAAGCAAAAATAGGAGTAAAGCCGGAATTTGCATTTCCGTGTGAAAGCTGTGGTGAGGAGGTCGCAGTCCCGCTCACGTTTCCCGGCGGGATCAAAGCTCTCTTTATTATTCAAGATATCTCTTCTGAACTTTTATAAGATTAGAGTTTTATTATTAGAAAAGTTGCATCTCCAGCCATCAGAGCTGGATTTGCTTCCTTTCTATGAGTATGAATATACTTTAGAAATGTTTAATGAGATTCTCAAGGATCGTAACGACGAGGATAAACAGAATACTCAATCCTATTCGGATAAATATAATACGGACAGCATGTCTAAGTCTATGAATAAACAGATGAGCTCATTTAAAACTCCATCTATGCCAAAGATTAGTATGCCGAAGTTCTGATAAATAAATAGATTGAATGGCTGCTGTAACTCTTAAAGATTTAATGGATCCTCTATCAAAAATAGAGGCTGCTGCAAAAGAGACTAATGAAAAATTAGATGCTCTTATTGCAGTTTCTGGTAGTAGTAACTCCGGTGGTGGATTAGATGCCGCTATTGTAGCTCAGTTAACAGCACAAACAGATTTATTAACTGCTATTGAAGCAAACACATCCAGAAATCCGTTAGGAGGAATGTTTAGTAAAAAAGGTGGTGGTGCTAAGAAAAGTAATGCTGGTGCTACATTAGAAGATTTAGGTCTTGGTGCAAAAATAACAGCCAAAGCAATGATGCTATGGTTATTAGTACCTAAGA